TGAACATTTTCTTGAATGAAAAATGTAAAGATGCAATGAATATAGAAGACTTTATTAATACATTAGAGTTGTGTCCTTCTGACATTGCAGAGACAGGTCGCCTGGGGTATGTGCAGGGTATATCTCGTATTTTCATGAATAAATTAAATCAGTTGGATGTTTATAACCGCCCTCTTCATTGTACTGATTTGAAGCGTGAAACAGTGTATATTAAGGAGGATAATAAATGGGAAAAGGATAATGAACAAAAGGATAAGTTACAATCTATTGTGGAAAAAGTAGCAAATAAAAACTATGAGCTACTACCAATATGGCAACAAGAAAACCCGGACCATTTGGTAACTAATTCAAAAGAATGTGAATTATTCATGAATATTGCGTGTAATATATTAGGTGGAGGAAACGAACAAGAAACAAACAAATTTCGTAATCAAATTATGCGAAATGTATTGAAAGAGGTAACCGTTTCAAAACAATTAATGTGTTAATAAAATTAAACATATAAAAACTACTTTATATTGTAATATAATGTCTCAATTCAAGTGCAAAGTTTGTAACTTTAAAACAAACAGAAAAACAAATTGGGAACGACATTTACAAACACCAAAGCATATTTCAAATATTAATAGTGGTAGATATTCGTGTGAAAAGTGTAATTTTATCACGGATAATAAAACATGTTTTAACAGACATTTACTTACGACTAAACACATAAAAAATACAACTGTTAATACAACTGTTAATACAACTGCATCAACACTTGAGAGTTTCCTAATAAAACAACTAGACTATCTTGAAGTATTAAACAATCATTTTGAAGGATTAAACAAACGTATAGAAAAGATAGAAGTCATAGACAAACGTATAGAAAAGATAGAACTCATAGTAGAATCGTTACAAAACCCAGATACTGTTATATAAATGTGTTAATAAAAAATAAGAAACAATAGCTTCTTATTTTTGTAGTTTATAGAATAGAGTTTATGCGGATTTTTTCATACTTTTTCTGGAGTTCATAATGCGAACCATTCGGTCGTGGTAGGTATTGTATTCAACCATATCAGACAAAATACCAGCATCATATTTATCACGACAAGATAGGCGATATTGAATAGCGGTATTCATAAGTTCTAACCCTTTTGTGACGTATCCCATAGAAAATAACTTTTTTCCAGCAGATTTATTAACACGGTATTTTTCTTCGGAGCTATATTGGGAGGTGGCGTGTTTATCAACATGTTCCATTATTTTTGTAAGCTTGTTTGTATTCTTACTGAAATAGGATTTCTTCTTGTTTCGGTCATCAACCTTTGTCAATGCGAATTTGCGAACAAGTTTCTCGTGTTCGGTCAACCCAATAAAAGGAGATTGAATAAGTTCATTTTCAGTAGCAGTAAGAAAGGCGTAAGAAGTCATAATACACTGTAAGTATATACTGATATAGCAGTATTTTTCTAAACCTTTTTCATTAGTAATTAGGGAATAAATAGTCTAACGTCCAATGTATTCACAAATAACAGGGAATAAATCTTCAGGAAGTGGGGTTTGGGTTCGTAATACATCTTTTACAGCGTTGGTGCGACCATTTATTAATTTTACAAAGTTATTTAATGTTGTGACAACAATTTTTAAATATTTTTTTTGTTTTTTGCTATATAAGGGTTCGTAATTAGTTAGAAATTCTTCAATTGATTGTTTATGTTCGTCTACTTTATGGATAAGAACGGTAACATATCGGCTGATGACACCAGTTGAACCAATGTTAAACTGTTTAAAGTAAAATGTTAATTGTAAATACATGGCTCTTAATCTCTTCAATTTGAGATAAGTGTAAACAGCGTTATTCCTATCTTGTTCGGTAATAGTGTTCATGTATTCTTGGTCAAATAGTAAACAAACTTTTTTATTTTCATCTTTGGTAGGCGGTCTAACGAATAAGGAAAGTTGCTCCTTAAGATAGCCTATGAATGAAGGGGTAAAATCGTCATTAGAATAACTAATTTTAGAAACAGGGTAATGACAAAAGATATTGTGATATGTTGTCATTGTATAAGTTTTGTTGAGATTGATTTGTATACAGGTTTATTAAAAACCTTTTTCAATTTTTAACACATAAATTTAGAAGGTCTTTTTAGGAATATCAGTAGAAGTCAACACATACCAGTGATCCTCAACGTAGTCAACACTGGTGAAGTAATCAATAAATTCGCCTTCTTTGAACTTGATAACAACGAAGGGGTTAGTATCTTGTCCATTTTCATCTTTATAAGAAGCAGTAAAACTAGCACTCAATACTTCGCGGTCAACAAGTGTTCCACGAGAATCAGTAGCAGGGGTGGTTCCCTCTGCGTTAGTGTAGATGCTAATCATAGCACGTTTTCCAGCCTTCAAAATGTCAATAATTGCAGTATTAAGAGCTTCGTAACCCTGACTGTTCAATGCAATAGCCATAGTATATCATATGATAATATTTTCTTTTTATATTATAAAATAATGAATTCAATTCCGCTACACTATGTTCCTAAATCATTGTCAGATAAAGATAAAAAGAAACAATTAAAAAATTTGAAGCAGGCACGCAAAGAATACAAAAAAGGAAACTACATTTCAAGAGACCCTTTAAAATCGTTTGTATCAAAACCATCTAAACATGTAGAAAATGCGAAAAAGATGTATGATGTAGATAATTTAGTTCCATCAGCAGCATTAGCAAGAAAAACAAAATGTTCTAAAAAATCGTTAGAAGATATAGTAAATAAAGGGCGTGGGGCGTATTACTCAAGTGGTTCACGTCCAAATCAAACCGCAGAATCGTGGGGATTAGCAAGATTAGGCAGTGCAATAACTGGTGGTAAATCAAGCATAATTGATTATCATATATTAGAAGAAGGGTGTAAAAAGGATAGTAAGCCATTAGCACTTGCTAAAAAAACGTGTAAGAAAGAAAATAAAACGTGCGGTTCTTTTTCTAAAAAGAAAAGTACAAGAAAGAATGCTAAAAAACGTAGGGCAAAAACATACAAAAAAAACAAAAAAAACTAATTCAAACGCAAAACACATAAAAACAAACGTATTGAATAACATATTCCACGGACAATAGAAATGAATGAAGAGAATAATGTATTGACTATTAAATCCGTTCAAATCCAACCAATTCGTAATATGATAACAGCTATCAAAGATATTTTAACAGACGCGACAATAACGTTCACAAAGGATGGAATGAAGATAATAAATTTTGACAAGACACATACGATTCTAGTAAATGTATTCTTGCAAGCAGACCGTTTTGAGAAGTATAACTGTATCCCAGAGAAAATAATAATTTGTGCGAACACGTTACATTTGTTCAAAGTAATCTCAACTATGTCAAACGATGATACCTTATCTATTTATATTGATAGGTCAGATTATCACGATGGTGTTGTATCACATCTAGGGTTACAATATGATAATGGAGATATTCGTCAATGTTATAATCAAAAATTACGATTGATTGAACCAGATATGGAAGAAATGCGTATTCCAGATGTAGAGTATTCAACAGTTATTAATATGCCTTCTACTGATTTTCAAAAAATAATTCGTGATTTGAATGCAATTTCAGACCGTATTGAAATAAAGTCAACAGGGAATGATTTAATGTTTTCGTGCGAGGGAGGATTCGCAAGTTCAAAAATTTTACGGTCAGAGTCAGATGGAAATATGAACTTCATTCAGCGAGTAGATGAATCGGATGTTTTTCAGGGGGAATTTTCATTAAAACATTTAAGTCATTTTATTAAATGTACGCCTTTATGTAGTCACTTGGAGATGTATCTAGGAAATGACTTACCTTTGATTGTGAAGTATGACGTAGCATCATTGGGTGAGATAAAGTTATGTTTGGTGCCTTTACCACCATTATAATTAAATAGTAATGTATTTTGCATTGACAACTTGAACCTGTCCCGTAATGTGTGTTTTGACAACATTACACACATTAGAATAAACAATTTGGAGGTTTTTTGATGAGTTAAATTTGGAATTTTTTTTACATAGACAAGCACCTTGTATAACGATCTTGTTAATTTGTTTTTTGTTAAATTTTTCATCTGTGGGAATACAAGCAATAACGTGACAAGATGATTCATTGTGAACGTGAAACCATATATCATTGTGTTTTGCGTTATCAATAATATCAAAGTTGTCTTGTGCGTTTTCCCCAATAATGAATGTAATAGTTCTATTAACAGCAGGTATAAGAATAGCTTCTTTTTTCATAATGTATAATGAAGTAATAATTATACATTAGTATATAATGGTTTATCAATTTTTGGTTTAATATTCTGGGGCGTGTGCTTTAAAGATACATTCGTTAGCAATAAGGTTAGGAATGTGAGAAACTTTTGTGATATCTTGGTGTGTAGTAGTTTTCATCCATATTTTGACAATACAGAAGTTCTTCTTGGGGGATATAGTTATTCCATTAACATTATCATTGTAATCTTTGTCAGTAAAAAGACTTTCACCACATATTAAAAAGAATAGTTGTTTCCAAATATCGTGAACGTGCTTGTTCAAAATTTTATATGAAAAACAACCGCCATTTCTATTTTGGGGGTCTTCCCATAGAGGTGATATGCCACTTTTCATTACAAATAACATACAATTTTTTATAACAATATCTGAAATCTTTTCATTTAATAGTAATATAGAATCAGCATTTTCAATATCTTCCATTACAGGTATATAACTAGCCAATGACCAGTCAGTATTATTTGGTAGATGATAAAATAGGTTCCATTTATTCATTAACCTACGAGGTAGACCATTTTCATTGTATTTGGTCATAGAATACAGTGATTCTATATACACTAATACATATATTAATCTTTATTATATTTTTGGAAACAAACTACATTGAATCAGATGAGTACTCTGGATGAGGGCTATGTTTCTCAGGAGAGTCATCTTTGTTAGTATGGTCTATATCTGAAATGGAATCACTACTACTACTACTAGTGGTTATATGATTTTCTTGGTCAGAACCCATATATTTACCAGGAAGACTCCATTCTTTTACATAATACTGGTCCTTGTCAAATATAATATACTTATAATAAGTAAGCTGAAACATGTTAATATCCTGGTCCATGATGTTAATAACGTATTCATCATCAATGATGTAAGAAAGGGGTTGTAATGATAGTATATAGTGTAAAAATAAAGGTGATAGAACAATATTGTTTACTAAATACATGTGGGTTAAATCAATAGGGATTGTATGTTTAAGGTCTGGATGCGTGTATTCCACATTGATAAAATGATTCTTGCATTTTTGAATTGGTAGAATTGTATCAACACATATAGGAATATCGCGAAAAACACTACGACAAGTGTAATGGTCATAAAGTTTCATTATTGATAATCCTTCTTGTATTTTGTAACTTCCAAATACAATAGATTTAATAGCATCGACGGATTCATCATATTTTGTTGTTACCGAATCAATAGACTCTTTTGGTAGGAATTCTAAATCCTTACATAAATAAGCGGGAATTTTTGGTAAACACGTCTCATAACACTTACTATTAATGAGTTTCTTATTTTTCATTAGAAATTGGGTAAGCATCCATCCTTTTTCATTTGGTTCAACATTATAATTACCAATCCAAGAGAAAAGAAGTTGTTTGTAAAAGTCAATGTTATCCATTGACAATGTAAAATAAGGGTATTCGCTGTATAATTGATTATATATTGTCTGGATGTATGTGTAAGTATTGATATAACATTTAAATAAGGAAACTCCACAAGAAACTCCAAAGTTATATATTGTATCAATATTGGGCTTTATGTTAAGGTAAAACTGTTTGATTTGTGGAATATCTGAAAATAATACCATAATAGATGATAAGCGTTTAGTTTTTAATATCTTTTTTCTGTTGGTATTGTATAATAAATACATATGGGAAAAGATTATGAAAAAGGATTATTTATATTTCGTCGTGATTTTCGGATACACGATAATGTAAGCTTATTAAAGTTAGCGGAAGAATGTAAAGAAATATATTGTAGTTTCTTTTTCACACCAGAACAAGTTGATTCGTCAAATAAATACAAATCAAATAATGCAGTTCAGTTTATGATAGAATCTTTGACCGATTTAGATGAACAATTAAAGAAGAAAGGAACTGAATTGTATTGTTTTTATGGCAATCAATATGACATAATTCCAAAGTTGATAGAAAAGGAAGGTATAGAAAAAGTAATGTTCAATACAGATTATAGTCCTTATGCAAAGAAAAGAGACCAAAAGATTAAAAGGTGGTGTTCTGCAAACGACATAGAATGTGAATCTTTGAATGACTATTATTTACACGAACCGGGTAGTATATTGGTGCAGAGTAGTGGACAGGCGTATAAAAAATATACGCCATTTTACAAGGATGCAATTCAGCGTCGAGTGATGCCTTCTGTAGGAACACCTTATGCCACCGTATTCAAGAAAATGAAGGGAGGGTATTCTGATTCCATAAAGTTGAACGATGCACTTTCACGATTTACTACTGTAAATGATGATATATTGGTCCGTGGTGGTCGTACATTAGGGATACAGAGGTTAAGACAAGCGGTAACACAGCAGAAAGATTATTTGGATACACGTGATTATTTTCCAAAAAAGACGAGTCATTTATCAGCGTATATAAAATTTGGTTGCGTATCTATTCGTGAAGTATACTTTTCGTTTGCGTCAGAATATAATAAAAATCATGGATTGATTAGTGAGCTTTATTGGCGTGAATTTTTTGCACACGTATTAAACTGTTATCCACAAGTGGTAGGTAATTCTTATCAAGAAAAATATCAAGATTTGGACTGGGTTAACAATAAAACACATATTAAAAAATGGAAAGAAGGAAAAACAGGATTTCCTTTGGTAGATGCAGCAATGCGAGAAATGAATACAACAGGATATATGCATAATCGTGGGCGAATGACAGCAGCGAGTGTGTTGATAAAAACGCTACGGGTAGATTGGCGAGTAGGTGAAAAATACTTTGCTACACAATTGACAGATTATGATATAGCCTCTAATAATGGAAACTGGCAAGGAATTAGTGGTACGGGAGTAGATATGAAGCCATATTTCCGTGATATGAATCCATTTATACAAAGTGAGAAATTTGATAAAGATTGTGAATACATTAAAGAATGGGTGCCAGAATTGAAGGATGTTCCAGCAAAGGATATCCATAACTGGTATGACGCTCATAAGAATTACGGAAAGGATGTTACACGCTACCCAGCACCCATCGTTGACTATAAAACAGCGAAAGAAGAAATGATACAAATGTATAAGAAGGCAAAATAATTAAAAATTGAAAACATTTTCTTGCGGTATGATAGGTAAATAATTTCAACAAATAATAGAGTAAATATGTCAGCGTATGGGTCAGACTATTATGAATCAGACAATTATGAAAGTGAAAGTGATGTAGATTATGAATTAATAGACAAACAATATGATTATAGTGAAAATTATGTAGGTCAGTTATGGAGTAAGTTTGTCTATAGTCCAATTGAATTATTAGGATATGAAGGAAAAGGAAAAATGGTATCATTGAGACGCGGGTATTGGACTGATTATCAATGGGATGATAAATACGAGTGTATTCGTTCAATATCTCTTAAGAACGACCTGTATTCATTAGACGAAGAACAGCGTGCTTATACTCCACGACACAGTTTTGATTTTATACGATTCTTGAAACTGGATGGAGCTTCCGAAGAATTTGCAAAAATAATGGCAGAAAAAAATATTCCTATAGAATTAGTAGCACATATTCATAGTTTTGTAAATACACGCTATACAGCAAATGTGTTGTGTATGTGGGAAAAAATGTAATTAGTATAAAAATAAAAAATAAAAAAATAAAAAGAGTGTTTTGTTCATAATGAATATTCTTCATTATGAAGTAATAAGTTAGAATACAGCACTTTTTTCATGACCGAACCGTATTTGAAGGTTAACCATAACGCCATCAATAATTCCTCCATCAATTAAATTACGGATAAATGAAACATCCTCACTGGTGCCCTCACGAATGATATGTTTTGCTTTATCTTCAGGAGTCATTGTAGTAATATCTCTGAAAAACCAAGGGTATTTAATACGGTCGTCTTCCATAATACCTCTTCGGATAGCCATACAACCCATACCGGTATATGCACACTTAACCCAATGATTATTTGTATCAACCCTATTTTTGGCATCTTCTACTTTCATAAATTCAAAATTGCCTTTTTCCATATAACGTTCTTCGTCCCATTTTTCTACACAACACATATGTTCACCCCCTTCTAGTGCGTAAGTACCAGAAACAACAGGATGTTTATAAATACACGCTTCAATTAAATAATTCACCATACTTGAATTAAACACCATATCACTATCTAACCACATTATAACGTCATAATCTAATTCACCATTAAACGGTTTTTGGTCTGGTCCAGATAGGACATTACCCCCCAAACACATAGCCCTAGCAAAGTTAACTTGCGGACTATATTTATTTGATACAATAATGTTATATTTATCTGCCAGACTTGTAATAGTTTCAGACCAAGACAAAAAGAAGTTGCTTGTAAACTCTTTACCCGGTACACAAAAAACTACTGTATATTTTTTCCCGGGTTTCACTATCACATTTTTCGGTATATTTGTCGCAGGATTTTCTTGTGACATGAAATAATTACTATTTTCATAATAAATTAATAATTATTTATATGGGTTTTTTATCAAATTTGTTAATATTTGAACGCACATTAAATATCTAGACTCATTACATTCTTCGCAGAATTGTTTTTACGTTTGCTACTTTTTGGCATATTTGGAATATCCATTTCTTTTAATGAGTTAACAGATAGTAAAGAGTCATTATTTCTCTTTTCATTAACGTTAACTTGTTTAGAGGGAGGATTTGAACTGGTAGCATTATTTTGGGTATGGATATTCACATTTCGGGTTTTTAAGCCAGACAAGATGTTGTCAATATCACTATTTTGAGGTCCTTTCATTTCAGGTCTAGATGAACGTAAACTTTTTTCTTGAGATTCAACTGGGGCAGCTTTATCTAATGAAATACCATCTTCTTTAAACATTGGGTTGGAACCTCGTCCGCTATTAATATCTGGACGGTTACTGGAACTAGTATACGTCATACCAGGTCTGGGAGGTGGAGGTGCATTTTTTGTTTCAACCGAAGCTGGTGGCGGTGGTCCCTTTGGACGAGTATTGTCTTGCATGAATTGATTAGCCATAGCGAATCCAGGAGATTCTTGGCTCATAGAGTCAACAGTAGCGTTTGTAAACATCTTCATCAATTCGGGACTTTGTTTAATTACATCATTGAAAGCTGGAGTAGCACTTGCTAAAGCTTTATTTGAAAAGTTTAATACAGCAGCACTAAAACCAACACGTAGTAAAAGAGAAAGTTCAGGAGCCATCTTTCCACCTTTATACTTTTCGTGTAGTTCTCCGAAGATTTCTTCATAACTATCTAAATCCTCACTCACTTGCTCGCCCCAACCATCCAAATTCAAATCAAAAGGGTTGAAAAGAGAGTTTCCATATTCAATAGAATTGATAAATGTCATAAACCACCACCCTTGTAACTTAATACTATCTTTTTTGCGTTTATCTTCCATAGCAGTTTCATATTCATCTTCAATCTCTTCATAGTTAGAGTCTAAATCAAATTGTGAACTACTCTTAAGCAAACCTTTCTCGTGCCATTCCTCTAACTTTTTCAACATAGCACGTTTCTTTCTCCTTCGTTCACGTTCTGTCATTGTTTTTTCAACATATACGGGTTCTTTATTAGGGGTATCACTTGATTTCATGAATCCATCCCATGTTTTTGCGAAACCACCCAATGTGCTAGATGTAGCCTCTCCTAACTTACTATCGGTGGCGTTAATGGTAGGATTAAGGTTTGCAATACCGCTATCTTTCTCAAGTTCAAGATTATCAAATGATAACGTTTTTGGGACATCTGTACTAATACCAAACAGTTTTGCGTTATTGTCATCAACTGTGTTTGACATAGATGGACCAGAAGGAGTGTTTCCAGAAAGTTCATTTAATTCATTTTCTAAAGTATCAAGCTCACCTAAATGAGAATTCCCAACACTTATAGATTTTTGTTTATCATTCATTAATAGTTCTAAACCAACTCCTGAACTTGAAGGCATATCTAATGAAACAGTTTCATCAAGTTTACCAATATCTAAATCTAATACTTCCATTATGATATGGAAACAATATTTATTTTTAAATCGTCCGCATAACTTATATTATTTTTGTGGAACAAGTACCATAATCCTTGTAGAAATGCGTCAGCTAAATCATCCTTCTTTTTAATTTCTAAACTTTTACTCCATTGTGGGAAATTATTTGTTACAATGGTAGAGGAAATAGATACACTGTCCTGTTTATGTGCCTTATAATTCGGATTTACGTTTTTTGGTGTGGGCTCTTTTCCTGCTTCAGGTTTTTCAATCAGTTCCATTTTGCTAAACGGTTTTAGTTTATTAGCAGAAGAAATGAATTCAATGTTACAATTTGGGTATTTCATAATAAAGTATTGTGCTAGCATTCCCTGTATAGTCGTCATGCGATTCGCAATAGGAGATATCTGGTTTTCAATAATAGCATAATCTACATTATTCAGGTCAAAAGCATTTAATAATTCTTTCATTGCTCTCCCAATACTAATTAAATCACATTGACTTGCTTTGATTTTTGGTTTAATAAGTTCTTCTAAACAATGTGCTTTCAAATAGTTATCTACAGCGGACACCATTTCTTGTTTGGAAAGAGACTTGTCTTCTAAAAATAAATAGTGTTGCTTACCCCATTGTAGCAGGTCATCTTTCTTTTTGTTTTTTAATTTGGTAATTTGTAGGTCTTTGGTGGGTATCATAAAAGAACTGCTAGCTGCGTGTTTCTTACAAAAAAACTGGTTACCTTTTTTGAATTTTGCTTTTGATGTACATTTTTTCTTGGTGCTTTTACCGTGTTGATTGCATATAACATCTTCTTGTTTTTCATCTTCTATTAAATTCAAAATATTCCAGTTTTCAATCTGGATAGATGCGGAACAATCAATAATACATAATGCCATGTTTTTTATCCCAATATCAAAGCTAATAATTTTCATTACGTTGATACCTATAGAGACCTTTGTAAAAAGCTATTTAGATTTCTTTTTATTGAAATGCTTTTTGAACTATTCAATTATGAAACAGTATAGATAATACATTGTATGGATACATATATACCATACAATATGGAAAAAGATGATGGTTCTGCTACACATACTACGCGTATTGAACAAATGAAAAAGGTTCAACAAGAAGGGTTAGAGTTATTTATCCAGAAAAACAAGGACTATGGAGACGCATTTGCAAAATATGGCGTCGTGGGTGTTTTGATGCGAATGGAAGATAAATTACAACGGGGCATTTCTATCACGAAAAATGGTGTTCATTTGGTAAGTCAAGAAGGAATGCGTGATACGTTGATTGATTTACATAATTACGCAGCAATGGCATTAATGTTATTAGATGAATAACTTATTTTGGGCTATTTTTGTTTTTCTTTGAACCTTTCTTTGCTTTGGATTTCTTTGAATCTTTATTTTTCTTAAGATAACCACCTGGTTGTTCGTTCATAGGTGGTGCCGGAGGTGCTGGTAATCTATAACGAAAGGTATAGTTTTTACTGCCAGCGGCGACGTCAGTGAAGCTACAATTTCCATCTTTACAGAATTTAACCATATATACCGGGATACCTTGTGTTGCTTGTCCGCCCTCAAAGTCAGTTTTTGTTGCTTTACCTAAATCAATTAGTCTCATATCATAGTCTGAATATTGGTAAAAATGTCCATTATCTATTAGGTTTTTCTCTTCCTCCGTTAATTTTTCTGTGTTTTTTTCTTTTTTAATTACCATACTATAAATGGTTCTTCCATCAATTTCTGGATTGTTATCTTCTGCGATTATTTTTTCATTCTCTGCTATTTTTTTTGCGAGTGCTTCTTCGTCTGCTCTTTGTTTTGCAACAATTTGTACATACTCTTCGTCCGCTTTTTGACCTTTTGTTTTATGTCCAACCGCGTTTGCCGCCATCCTATACGCTTTTGTCATAAGTCCAGGTTTTGGGATGTAATCATCCATTCCACCTTTTTTATGGTAAGAACCTCCTTTCTTATGATAAGAACCACCCTTTACAGTTTTATTATGGTGGGAACCAACTTTTTTATGATGGGAACGACCTTTTTTTAGCGTTTTTCGTGCCATTGTATATAAATTATATAGATAAATATAATTTATAATTTATTTTGGGATTTGAACGCTGGGGGCAACACGGCGAGCTTCCAACTGTTCACGGGTTAGGTAGTTAGATTTCAAATCGCTTAACACGTATCCCTTGGGTTTGTTTTCATCCATAATACTTTTGTAGGAATAAGGATATGTTTCTAAATGTCCAAATTCATTAGATTGGATGGACATCTTTGCAGCAGGTTGAACCATGAAACCAGTATCATTTGAACTAAGTTTGAAATTGGATTCCATAATCTGCGGGGCATTTTGCTGTAAGTAATGTCTATATTCCCAGTTTGATTTGATATTGTTTTGTTTTACCAAACGGTCATTCAAGTGGGATTCAGGTTGCCAGTTTGAAACAAGAGAACGTCCATCGTTCATTAGAGGTGGGAACTCGGGGTGTTTATTGTTAGTAGAATATCCATAATAAGTGGGTTCAGATTTGTATACACTGCTCATTAATTTTTGAAATTGGTTATTTAGTTCTTGGAACATGTTATATAAACATATGTATATTTTTTTATTGCTACATATGTTTATTCGTCAATTAGTGTAGATTCCAACGGGGTTTCGGTTAAATCTGCTTTTTCTAAAATATTAATTATCTCTGCTTTCTTCATACGACTCGTATTGGTTGCTAATCCACGTTCATTTGCAAGAGCTTTTAATTGTGCTACGGATAAGTCTTTGTAATTTGTATCTGTAGTGGATTCCTCGTTACCATTAATACTAACCTCTTCTAATACTTCTGTATGTAGTTCATTGCTTTTAGATACAGACAATTCTTTATCTTTTTCATAGTCAATGTCGGATAATTGGTCAGCATCGTCAATAATAGTTTCATCTACATCAATCGTGGAAAGATGTTCGCTATGTATTTCATCTAGTAGTGTAGTAGATTCAACCTGGATTTGCTTTATTTCTTCCTCTTCTTCATCTGAATCATCATCATCATCATCATCATCTTCATCTTCATCCATACCAGACTCTGTTTCAGTGTCAGAGTCTTCGTCAGTATCATCCGCATCGTCGTATTCATCGGTTTCCAATTCTTCTACATTATGGTCTTGATTTGCGTGGGCGTTCATGAAACCTTGGTTTCCACCAATATGTATCATAGAAGGCATGCCACTTAATTCACTAAATATAGCATCGTGAATGTCTTGTGGCATTTGTGGAGTTGGCATAGATGGTGCCATCGTATTCGCACGTATATTCTGCATTTCTTGAACCATATTGTTTACTAATTCAAACATGGTATCTTGTTTTGCTTCTAGAGCAGAAACCCTTTGTTTAAAGTGATAAACAATCAATAATATTAATACAAAAGTAATTGCTAAACATATATATAACACTGAATCCATAATGTATGATAATCCCATTACATTACAAATGCATAAAGAAATATAAATTCAAACGAACAAAATATATGCTCATTATATAGATAAGTATTATGGAATCTGCTACTAAAAGTCTGACAAAAACTTTATCAAAGGTATCAACTGCCGAAGTATCAAATGATTTAGTAAATACAAATCGCATATTAACCATTATTTTGGTTGTATTAATTGTATTCTCGTTGGCAGGGGTAAATGTGTTACAAATGTTGGGTGCATTTTTACAACGTATTGTAGACATATTTAGACCATTGGTAACACGAGTGGTCTCAATTATTGGATTTACTATGGGTATTTTAATTGAACAGATTGCTGCATTATTCACAACAACCGCAACTGCTGGAGTTGAAATTGCTGGTGGGACGTTGGATAGTGTAGGAGACCTTTTGAAGGACGCAAGTCGTCCATCCCTACAAAATGTTTTGGATGAAAGTGGAACTACCCGTATTAATACCCCCCAAAGTGATAATAGTGAAAACTCTATCCAAAAGCCTATCACTTCTGGTAAAGGAAAATGGTGTTTAGTTGGTGAATACAATGGACGCCGTGGGTGTGTTGAAATAGATAAGGATGAACCTTGTTTGTCCGGACAAGTATTCCCAAATCACGCCAGCTGTGTTCAGCCACAATTTAATGGTAATACCAGTGGACACGCATTCCACCCTTTGAAAGCACAAACTACACAATAAGTAAATTATTATTAATGCCTTGAAACAAAATAAATAATAGCATTGTATATTATTTATTATTTACTTGTAATGGAAGGAACTGCAATATATGTAATTGTATTAGAAAATGACATGCGTTTTCTACATTTGTCCCATTGTTATAAGTTTGAAGAAGAAATTATGGAGGACGCACAGTATCAATATGAATTGTTACAAAAGTACAATCCAGTATCAATTGAGTATATTATTCCTATTCATGATTTTATGGAATGGAACCATCATGTGAAACTTTATATGAAGGAATATGGTATTGATACAGTTCGTGGAGGAGATTATTATAACGAGGAACTATCTTACCAAGAAAAGAAGTTTATTGAAAATGAGTTACGAGATAAAACATTATTTGTGTTATATCCAGAGAGAAGACAAAACGACTGTCAAGAAGTAACGATTAACCCAGATGTATATGAAGACCCTATTTATAATGCGTTACAATACATAAAAACAGATTATGGTAGTATATCTATTAATAATGAAATGATAGATGATATTGCTTGGTTACGTGAATATATAAGGGAGCCAAATTTATACAAAGAAAGTCTTGAACAGGATAAGGATGTAAAAAAAGTTCAACTATTATTAAGGTCTATTAAGTATATTTATGAACATGGAAAACAGCTTCCAATAAAAAAATGGGAACCAGAATGGGTGTTTGAAAATATGGAACAGTTAGGAAATTGCTATATTGATAACCCAGGATGTAGTCAATTGTCCCCTTTCTATGTAGAATTAATGGAAAATGCTATTAGTCATGTGTTATACATTTTACATACTTGTAAAAATCGTATGGATGAAATCTTTTTTAATTACCATACTTCACAGTTATCAAAAGATAGAAGGGAATTGGAGACGACTTATTGGGATTAAATACAAAGGTTATTATAGAAGAGTATCTTTGATAAATGGATTATCAAAAATAGTTTCATTACCATCGTAATCAATCATTTTAATACGGAAACTATTATAACTAGTGTCTGCTGGTGTAGATTTCAATGTCATTCGTGTTAAATTAGATGAACCATCTACTCCAGCAAAATTGTCTGTAATATTACAAATTACACCCATATTTATAGGGTTTGGTGTAAAGTTTTCAGATAGGTCAGAAACAATATTGGCATTATTATTAGTAAGGGTAGTTATATTAGGCTCCAGTTTGAAGTCATACACTGCACCATTAGGGGTAGCTAATGTGACATCAGAAACTTTAATAATACCACCATATACAATACCTTGGAACTGGTAAGAAATATCTGTTGGGTCTCCGAAATCCACATTAGACAAATCAAATACAAATCCATTACTAATGTCACTAATTACCTCAATGGTAGGGGTTGAATTACCATTATCAACTAACTGATTACTATAAAATGTATAAAAATTAAATGGGACTGTTTCCATATTAAATGATAAATCTTGGAAAGCAGTCTCTAATGTATTTCCACCATAGAAATCAGCAGATAGGTCAGTGGTAGCTGTTCCACTAATAAAATAACTGAAAGGAATCTCAAATTCAAAGTTATAAACATTCTGGTCAATACCACTTTGAACAGACAATGAAAACAAATTTGCACTGACGTCGTCAGCAATGGAAATATTATCACCAATAGCAAAACGAATTTTATCAGTAACGTCAGTATTTTGAACACCAACCGCTTGTGTGGCAGATTTATAATTGTATAATGGAATATCAGGGTCCAAATGTAACATAACGGCGGGTCCAGGAACTCCAGAATTCTTGCTGGAACTATATACTATACCACAAGCACTAATATCACCTACTTTGGAAGCAGTTGTAGTATAAGTAATAGAACTAATATCAGTTTCTTCGTTGTAAACAACAGTAGCTTCTGTATTATATAATGTAGCGTATGAACGGAATTGATTGTAGCCACTAATAATTTTACTATACTGTTGTTTTTTTGTAGGATTGTTACCTTTAGAAGCTTGTGAATTACCCTTGTATTGTAATATTTCAGCTTTCCGTCTCATATCTAATTGTAATTTCGTATATGATGGATAAGGACTAGACTTTTCAAGACGTATTGGAGGAACAGAGAAAACCATTTGTTTTTTACGTTGTATTATTTGGTCACATACATTGTCACTACTCATTACGAATAATATATACTATAATAGCATACATTATCTACATTTTTCTATCCAAGTTAATATTTGGAAGCATACCAAGAATTAGACAAATAAGAATAGTAATTGGTAGTAGCATTCAAGTTAACATCAACAACAGACAAGTTAGGTCCGTTTTTAACAATGGAGTTAATTTCAAATACTGTTAAAGCTTCTCGGTAATATCTTAAATTAGATAGTTTTCCATTGAACCCACCGTTCTTACTAATGTGAACGTCATGATAGTTTTGTTTGACTACGTTATTTAATACAATACGATTAGAGATAACACCATTTACATAAGCATCAACAACTTTATTCTCTAATCGAATAGCGACGTGAAACCATTTGTTTAATGGAACGTTTTCAATAACAATAGTATTATTTGTATCTGTGTAATCAACAGTGTCCATAAGAATATGGAGGTTATTAACACCAGGTTCTAAATATACACCGGGGGAGTTATTAACAGACGCTATATTAGTTGTTTCATCAAAGTATCCGTCACCTTTACTGAAAATATGCTGGAATTTTTCACCGGTAGTATCATTACCTAAATCACTGATGTATAACCAGAAAGACCAAGTAAATTCAGCACCTTCTTTCTGATTGTTTGAACGGTAAATAGGAACAGCGTTTGAGGAATTAGTATCTTGTGGAATAACTTGCTGACTGGTTCCGTCAACCATTCCCCGAATTAAATATGGGTTGTCTTGAGGTCCTAAAAAGCGATTCAATAAAAGGATACCCACGTTTAAAATTACTAAAAATAAAATCAATACTAGGATTATAAATGCAAACCTAGCAAAAATATTGTTTGAATCTAGAAACCCCATTGTAGCACCTGCACCTACAGCGGCTTGTTTTGAGAACTCATCAAGTTGATTACTTAATTGTTCTCTTGTTTCATTAACTGTGTTTCCTAAACTATCCATAGCATTTCCTACGTCTTCACGTGTAGGTAGATTTACTTCTGTATCTCTGAATCTATCCATTAATAATTTTTATACTATATTATAATGATAAAAATTATTCGTTCACTTAGAATACTGAAAAGGTGTTTTGTAATTCATTGTTTCTGAATACAGAAACGTCAATACCGTAACTAGATAGCGATTTCAAAATATTGTCGTGTTCGCTTCCTTTTAAGTATTCGTTCCACGCAGTTTGTGGGTCCATTGGTTCTGTCCAACGTTTGAAATCCTTAATATATGCATCAAAGTTACCAAACATGATTGGGTCACTATCATTAGGAGTCTTTGGCATTACACTACTTTCAGGTTTGAAGAATCGTTGAGATTTTACTAATTTACCATCCATATAAACATCCATGAATTGATTATCTACGCTTACAATAACACAAGTCCATTTCTGAAGAGGGAAATTATCAGTCACGATGATTTCTTCGTCGGTATCATCACTCATCTTCATTGAACATTTCAATATAGGTGCGGTTTGGTCCAAGTAAACATGTAAACTATTATCTCTCTTGAAAATAGTCTTTTCTACATTGGGGTCCCAAGTGTTTACATAAATCCAGATTCCATATGCGTAGCGTGTGTTTGTAGGACTGTCAATACTAGTAACATAAGGTAATCCAGTTTTCAAATTTCCTTCTTTCGTTAAGGTAGACTCTTGACTGGTAAAGTAAACATACAAAATATAAATAAGTAAAATGATTAATACGCCTAAACCAACAAGCAACAAGTTCATTATATATACTTTTCTTATATCTTTTTGTAAGAAAATTATTGAATATAATCTGGTGGATTTCGGATACTATAAATGTTGTACATTGAAACTACTTCTGTTTTAGTCAATGGATAAGGATAATATGTAATATTTGATACAGCACCATCCAAACCTTTATTAGCACCGACTACAAGGAATTGACTATTATCGAACTGTGGTGGTTTATTTGCCAAATTCAAGGTTCGTTCTAATTTCCCATTCAAGAAAACATCCGCGTATTGTGAGTTATAATTGAATACTAAATTATTCCATTTTTGCTTTTTAATAGGTAATGTGATAGATTCGTTATAATACTCTTCATGGTTTGTAAAGTAAATATTTAACTTATCATTTTCATCATTATCATTCTTCGCATATTCATATGTCACTTTGGGAGCACCTTCTGCAAACTCTAGTATAGTAGTTTCTTCTGCATAGGAGCTATAGTTAGTTGGTTGACTATTCAGGAATATCCAACAAGACAAAGAAAAGTTCTGATTATACTGTCTTTTACCAGCAGTATCTCTTTGCATCCATTCTTCACTACCAGCAACAACTGTTTCTTTATCAATGTCTGTTGTTCTAGGTAACAGCACCACCGCATTGCGAGTAGAAAAGTATTGACTTATGTATGGGAAGAAGAAATAAGCCAGCACTAATACAAATGCTATTAACAAGATTAATGCGTATTGTAATACCCCGAATTTTTTAATTGTTTCAAATATACCACCACCGGTTCCTGTACTATTAGAGCTTTCTTCACCTCCCGCCAATCCAGAAACACCTGCGTTCGCAGAACTACCTAGACCTGTAAAAAATGAACCAGCACCAGCTAGCCCAGCTAAAATAAAAGCCAATATAACTGGAAGTAATATATTAAATCCATTAAAAGCATCTTCTTTTATTCCAGCGAAATAACCAACAGCAAGTATTGCTAACATAGCAATTGCCGTGAAGAAACTACCCATACTAGCAACTCCAGCTAGAAGAACTCCGCCAACTAAACTCATAAGTAAATTAAATCCATTAAATCCATCTGCCATAACCCCTGCTAGGTAAGGAATAATTAATGCAGAAAAAATAGCAATTCCAGATAAACCAGCTGCTATGCTTAGTCCCATGTCCGAGAAAAACCCAGCGGCATTAGCTGCGGCACTTACAAAGAATGATACTATCGCTGTTATTAATAAATTGAACCCATTGAAGCTCTTTTCTTGTAGCCCTACAAAGTAAGTGCCAATCATTGAAAAGAATATGGCTATACCAGCGAACATACTGTTAATACCCGCCAAACCAATTAAGAAGAAAGAGGCAATCGCAGTAAGCATCATCTGAAATCCATTGAATGTATCTTCTTGTGCCCCAACAACTCTAGCACCCCCAAGCAAAAAGAATTGGGTTATTTGTGGTAAATACACGTATATTATAATAGCTAATATGAGAAAAACATATAAGAAAAAGACAGTGCTAGTAGTTTCATTTAATTGTTTTTTCAAGAATTCAATTAATTTTATCAACAAACAAGGAATATAGAAGATGAATTGAACAATGAAACCAGGGAAACCGTCCAAACGTTGTAAATATTTACTACTGAAGTAAAATAATATTGCGAGAGCACACACGATTACAATAAAGAGCCCAAATCCGCTTATGTAACTAAAAATTTCACTACCCATTTGATTGTTAGTTGAGAAGAAATAAATACATAATGCCAAGAATAAAACAGCAAAACCAACAACATATGAATTGTATAAAAGACTCGTTGATGGTGAATTAGTAAATATTAACCCAAGATTCAATAGTAATAATACTAAAAATGTGCCCATGTGTAAAGGTACGTTTTCTTTTGTATAACTCCTATTCTCATTCGTAATTACAAGGAATATTACTAATGCTACAATAGAAGCAAATATAAAAATATACTTAAGGACAATAAATACTAATGGGTCTCTTACATCCGCCGCTGATGGAATATTCTCAAAGAGTTTGAATGGCATAGAAATAAAATTGGATATTGATGAAAGAAATCCATCAGAAGCATCTTTTGTATATTTGTCTGACGTTGATTCATTTGTCGCCATTGAAATGTATAAGTGTCTTATAATACCTATACATTATAAATTCTCCATTGCTGTTTTTTTACCATGACATTCTCGGCATAGAGCTACTAAATTATCTACATGATTTGAACCCCCATTTTCTAAACGGACAACATGATCTACTTCAAACCAAGCTGAAAGTTGTGATTTACAATCATTACAGCACCAGTTCTGTCTGGATGCTACAAATTTCTTTTTGGTCTCACTTACAGACCGCTTTGTTTTGGTTTTACCGGATTGTAAGATACGGTTTTGAATATGTTGTGGAGTTGAGTAGTCTGGTAACCCTACAACAGGATTTGACCCACCTTGTTGTGCTGAACTAGTAAACCCTTGTCTTGTCGTAAAATCTAAAATAGGGGAAATCATTTTAGTTGTATTTCGGTCAACAGGTAGCACCTTCAATAAATCATTTGTAGTAGTCATCATTTCACGAGCACGTAATGGGTTTTTTTTGATAAGAACGTATATTACAAACGCTGCAATAACAACACCCGCCATTTGGTAATATTTTTTCCATGTCATCATTATTTTTATATATTTGCCATCTGTATAAATATTTGCTACAATGAAAATGGTTGCAGCTAATAAAAATAGTTCTAATTTCATCGTTATCTATACTAACAGTAGATTTTATGTCATCCAAAAAAACTATCTATCTTAATACTACCTATACAAGTAATAGATTAGTAACATACAAGATAGAATAACTGTTGCGAAAATTGCGTGTTTTCTGTATTTCCATTTTTTGATTTTACGGGAAACGTGGTTTTCATAATTAGCTCTATATAATTCTAATGCTAATGGTAACGATATTTCTGGTTTCCCTAGCATAACATTGTATTTGTTATGAATAAAATGAACCCACTTAACGAAAGAATCCCGATTGTCTAAATAAGGGGAAACAGGATACTTGTCTAATACAACACTAAATTTATTACCTATCTCTTCTACAGGTATAAATAATGGGAAATTATTAATAAGCTCATAATATTTCTTCTTTGTTGTTTCATTGGGATACAAAGGGTATGACTCTGCTATTGTGTGTAAAAAGAACCAATAATGTGGTCCCCATACTTCTGGTTCAAAATCCATTCTTACTGTTCTATGCTAATATATATAAAGATTACTTATCTAACAATAGTAGCGAGTTTTATTATTTATGATTCAACCCCATAATAATAACAATAATAATTACTGTAATAACTGCGGAAAAGAAGGTCACTCCTATAATCATTGTAAAATGCCTATTACTAGCATTGGATTTATCACGTTTCGTTATAATACACAAAATAAACGAGAGTATTTAATGATAAGGCGAAAAGATACATTAGGATATATTAACTTCATTCGTGGTAAATATACCTTGGGAAATAAAGAATATATTATGAATATTTTGAAACAAATGACTGTTACTGAAAAACAAAATCTTATTGATAAACCATTTGATGAATTATGGAAAATGGTTTGGGGGAATGATAAACTTTCCGTTGAATATCGTAAGGAAGAGGGTAGTTCACGTAACAAGTTTATTATGTTGAAAAATGGTTCTTATTACAAAGATGAGTTTTTAACCCTTAAAGACCTAGTTGAAGAAAGTTCTAAATATGAGGAATGGGTTGAACCAGAATGGGGATTTCCAAAAGGACGTCGTAATTACCAGGAAAAAGATTATGATTGTGCCATGCGAGAATTCACAGAAGAAACGGGTTTATCTTACGGAGTTATAAATAATGTTCAAAATATTACTCCATTTGAAGAAAATTTTACTGGATCAAATTACAAATCTTATAAACATAAGTACTTTGTAGGCATGATAAATTATGAAAATAGTTGTTTATTGAATAATTATGAAAAAAGCGAAGTTAGTAAAATAGAATGGAAATCATTGAGTCAATGTTTGGAAAGCATACGTTCTTATAATTTAGAAAAAAAGAAAATGCTTTGTAATGTAGATAATATGTTGTCGCATTATGCATTAGTTGAATTTTGTTAGTTATTTATACTATTGAATTCTGAATATATCCAAAAATATATACGTAAATAAAATTTATATACATATATATTAAGTAATATGTCTTCTACAAGGAAACAAGCATCCAATACAAATAATAACGTTACCAAGAAAAAACGAATCAAAAAAGTGGGTGAATCGTGTATAGAAAAAGATGAACAATGCCAGCGAGGAAATCGTTGTATTGATACAAAAGAATATGGTAAAATATGTGTTGATAAAGACCAGCTAGAAAATGAAAAACAACAAAGAAAGGCGAATAAAATGCAAAAAACACAAGAAAATGTCAATACTCAAATTGAACAAGAAAAAGAAAAAGAAGACACAAACGAAGAAACTAATCAAGAAACCAATGAAGAAGCAACAGAAGAAGCAAAAGAAGAAGCAAAAGAAGAAGCAAAAGAAGAAGAATCAAATACTTACACTCCGACAACTCAAGAAGAAAATTTAATAAAAGATTACGAAGGTAAGAACCAAGAAGAAAAGGAACGTATGAATTATTCTAAATTTGCGGAAATGAAACAGGAGGTGAAAGATTATGATTTTCTATATCCAGAGCTGTATGACCCAGAATTACAATTAAAAATAGCACAACGTGAAGAATTCGCAGCAACAAGGTATGATGGTGAAATCGCAGATATTGAAGAAAAATCAGAAGAAATATGTAATAAAGATTTTTCGTTAATGCCACATCAAAATTTTGTTCGTAATTTTTTATCACTACAAACGCCCTATAATGCATTACTATTATTCCACGGGTTAGGTAGTGGAAAAACGTGTAGTGCAATTGGCATTGCTGAAGAAGCACGCCAATATCAAAAACAGTTATCAAATGTCAGCACAAAAACATTATTCAGTGGTAAAATATGTATTGTTGCTTCACCCGCCGTTCAAAAGAATTTCCGTTTACAATTGTTTGATGAACGTAAATTGAAGAAAGCAAACGGACAATGGAACCTCCATACGTGTGTTGGAGAAAGTCTTCTACAAGAAATTAACCCTATGAATGTAAAGAATCAATCTTATGAAAAAGTTGTAAATACAATAAACTCTACCATTAATGATAGCTATGTGTTTATTGGTTATCGCGAATTAACAAACAAACTGTATAAGGTTATTCACCCACAAAATGAATCAAAAGATGAAACTACTATTGAAAGAGTTCGCGAAAGACGTATTCGTAAATATGTCGACAACAGTTTATTTATTATTGACGAATTTCATAATATTCGAAATACCAATGATAAAAAAGACAAAATATTAGTGGATATGTTACTTCAAGTTACCAAATATTGTAATTATTTCCGCTTATTATTGTTATCAGCTACTCCAATGTTTAACAGCCCACAAGAAGTAGTGTGGTTTACTAATTTATTGAATGCAGTGGATAAACGAAGCAAAATAAAGGTAAGTGATGTATTTGATAAAGATGATAATCTGTTAGAATCAGCGCCCGGACTATTCCAACAACCAGGAGGGGATGAAAAAGGAACTCAATTATTAAAACGCAAATTAAACGGCTACGTGTCTTATGTCCGCGGTGAGAACCCATACACATTCCCTTATCGTTTATATCCAAATGATTTCATAAACAAAGACACTAATATCAGTGTAGATAACCAAGAGATAAACCCATTAGACGCAGCAGTAAGAGAAAATTATGTAAATATTGTTGAAAATAAACCTGAATTTCAAATGAATAATAGTCCATTGGAAACAGGTATTCAACATATGGATTTATACACACATTCAATGGAAGAATATCAAACAATGGGATACAAATATGTTATGGAGTACATGAAACAAAATATGGTAGACGGTGAAGATTATAGTAAATTTGAAAATATGGAATCCTTTGGGTATACATTCTTACAAAAACCGTTGGAGGCTCTCAATATAGTGTTCCCAGTTCCAGGTCTCCAAGAGCTCATTGATAACTCTGAATACAAACAAGAAATTGTTAAACAACTATTAGGTGTTTCTGGTCTAAAGAAAATCATGAGTCACAAAGTTGACAAAGAGACCAATAATGCCTATGATTACGAATATAAAATAGATACACCCATTTTTAATCAAGAACACATTAGAAACTACAGTCATAAAATAGCAAAAATTACAAAAATTATTAAAGAAGGTGCAAAGGGTATCATTATGGTATATTCTCACTACTTGAGTGCGGGGATTATTCCGATGGCACTAGCACTTGAAGAAATGGGATTTGCTCGTTATAGTAGTTCAAAGAACACGAGACCACTATTTTCGGAAAAACATCCACGCCCCAAAATAGACAGTTTAACTATGAAGACAATGGACGAATACAATACTACAAGTAGACCTTTCCAACAAGCCCGTTATGTTATGATTACAGGCGATAAAGAATTGTCCGCAAATAATATTGAAGATTTGAAATATATTAGTCATCCAGATAATGCCGATGGTAACCGTGTGAAGGTTGTTCTTATTACTCGTGCCGCAGCAGAAGGATTAGATTTCAAGAATATTCGCCAAAGTCATCTAATGGACCCTTGGTATAATAATAACCGCATGGAGCAAATTATTGGCAGGAGTGTTCGTAATAACAGTCATTGTGACTTGGAATTAAACCAACGGAACGTGGAGATTTATTTCCACAGCACTACCCCAGTAGAACAAAAAGAAACAGTTGATTTATACATTTACCGCTATGCGGAAATGAAGGCAACCAAAATCGGAAGAGTAACTCGTTTATTAAAAGAAATAGCCACCGATTGCTTGTTAAATCACGACCAAACCAATTTTACAGAAACGAAAATGAATAAAGAAATACAAATATTGAGTTCCACCATGACTTCTTCAACATCATATAAAATAGGAGACAAAGCATACAGTTCTACGTGTGATTATATGGAATCATGTGATTTCAAATGTATGCTTCAAGATGGATATAACAGAGATACCAGTTTCCAATATACAAATAGCAGCGAGTTTGCCAAAAATAGTATTTTACCTATTACAAAACGATTACGCGAGCTATTCAAAGAAAACATTTTTTATCATCACGAGGCACTAGTTAAATTAATCAATGCCAATAATACTTATAATGAAGACCATATAGAGTTCGCATTAGAACGTTTCACATCTAACAAAAATGATTATATAATGGACCAATATAACCGTAAGGGGTATTTAATAAGAAAAGGAAATTATATTTTATTCCAACCATTGGAAATTACCGATGAATATATTTCTCTATACGAACGAACTGTTCCTATTCAATACAAAGAGAATCATACAAATATTCGGGTTCCTACCAAATTGCCTAGTGGGCAACAACAAACAACTACATCCATCATTGAAAATAATATAGAAGGATTGGCTAGTTTGGATAATACTGCTAATTTAGTTTCGGATATGGTAAATACTATTGAAAATAGTAGCAATGATAAGAAAACCTGGTATCATCGGGCAGACATCACAAAGGCATTGGTAATGGAAGAACTAGAAGGAATTATAGAAAGTGATTGGAAACAATTGAAAATAGACCACTACTTGGATTTACTAGAGTGGAATAAAAAAGAAACCATATTCAATTATATGCTACAAAGTGATAATCATGAGTATAAAGAACATGTATTATCATATATGAAAGAAAATGAATTATCTGGGTATAAAGATATGTTATTGTTTTATACGAATAAAGTTACACTATTTAAAATAGAAGACAACCAACTTGTTCCTATCAATGATGCATTATTACGGAACTATAAAACGGGATTAGAAAAACACATATTCACGCGTAATAACTTGAATGATTTATATGGATTCCTAGTAAATAAAAAGAATGGCGACGTGGAATTCAAGTTGAAACAATCAAAGGTGGTTGGTAATTATATCGGTCGTGTATGTAATAATTTTACAGTAAGTGATATTTATAACTACTTGAATAGTATTACCAAACAAGGTAATAGATATAATGCAGATTACTTGAATAAGTGGGGTGAAACAAACCAAAAAGACAAAGTCTTCATGAAATCATTGTTCACAAATGCTACATTATGTACATTTATTGAATTACTATTACGTTCGTACAATAAAGAAAAACGAGATTCCAAATTATGGTTACTGTCATTAGCAGAACGTAATATGAACAATCATCTATTTGAAGCACCCAAGAAAAAGGGTAAATAGTGAATAATCTAATTATATAATGTAGTGTAATTATATAGTTAATTAATCATATGGCGTCATTTTTATCAAAAGTAACAGGACCATCAACAAAAAATATATTAACAGATGCTTTTATAGAATATGTAGACCTTACCAGTGATAATGATAATTTAAAAGAAGTTATGAGCAAAATTTTTGATAGATTAAAGGATAAGAGTAAACGCGAAGAAACGGTAAGGGAAATAGAAGAAACTCTTCTTAACCATAATTATAGTAACGACAAAGGTGCGTTTAACCATATTCTGAATAAAATAAATAAGGAACTTAACCAAGAAACGCCAAATAAAGCCAACATAATACATTATCTAGCCTTATTTGGTGATTTATCAATCTTGCTTAAACATTTAGCTACTTATGACTTTTTAGAAGATTCAAATAAACATCAATCTATGGTTTCACTTTTTAGTACATTTCTACATACCCTCGGTCAATGCTTTTCTAATATTGAAACAGATAAAGAATTAGACGATGAACAAAAACAACTTTTCCATAATAGTTTAACCGTATCATATATTCGGGTAGCGGGTGAAGTCCGCTTATTCAAGAGACAACTTGAAGAGCTTGTCGGTTATGTTTACAAGGATGCTATGGATATGAAGAAAAGGTTCAGAGACAAAAAGGATAAGCTTCAAAAAGAACAAGATAAGGTATTTAACTTCGGATTCAACAAAAATAAATATCAAGAACACGTAGCCGAGGCAGAAAAAGATCTTTTAAAATTTAAAGAAGAAATAAAAAAAGTAGACGGTGAATATAACAAATTTTTATCTTCATTTACCAATGAAGAAGGTCATGGCTGTTATAATGTAATTTCAAGCACAAAATATAAGGAACCAAAAGAACACAAAGACCGTAAGTGTTTGTGTATTTTGACTGTGATGATGATGAATAACTCTGAATTGAATAAATTAGCAGAAACTCTATTGTTACAAATTATAACCTATTACAATGAATATTATATAGTATTAAGACACGGAATAATAGTAGTGGATACATTAATCAATAACAACTTCTTGAAACATCTAGAAAAGGATAACCAGCAAAAAATCATACATATGGCAGAAAAGAATGAAACACGTGATTTTGATACGGACGTTGTAGAAATGTTAATAGATTATGACCCAGACATTAAGTGTAAGCCTCAACCAGGACCAGATGCTAATGATAACAATGTGTGTCAACGAAATACTGACCATAACCGTCTAGCAAAAGTTTCTGCGAAAGACCTATTGGAAAGAGTTCTTTTACTTCAGCCAATTGATGCAACTATGCATTATGGAGATGATACACCTATTGCTGAAGCAGAACGAGTAACCGACGCTACTAATAATGAAGGACTTCAAGTGGCCAAAGATGTAACAAATATAGATACAAAAGTGTTAAACAAGTTATCACCAAAGTGTCAAATAGAATTAAAAAACGCTTCACAAAAAAGGGAACTTCCAAGTCAAGGTGGAAACAAGTCACAAAAAAAACGTAAGTTACCTAAAAAGAAAGCACATTCAAGAAGGAAAGCAAAGAAAACCGTTAAAAAGTACACACATACAAAAAAACAACGCTCAAGAAGAACACATAAGAAAAATTGAATCACAAAAAAGATAAAGATATAAGTATATTATAGTATAGTATAACTCATGCAATCGCAACAAGTAAAACAACAAAATGAAAAAGACTTTGGTGTATATAACCGCACTATACTGTCTAGAAAGATACATTTAGGTGTAAGTGAAGTAGGTCGTAACGTAAAACAAAATTTGGAAGCCCGCCTTGCTCACCAGTTAGAAGGTAAGTGTATTGTTGAAGGTTTTATTCGTCCTGGGTCTATTCGTATTCTGAATTATTCCAATGGCACAATTAATAATGAGTTGATTGAATTCCAAACCACATTTGAATGTATGGTATGCTTTCCAGTTGAAGGATACACGATTCAGTGTATTAGTAAAACCATCACAAAAGCAGGCATCCACGGAGAAGTTCGCGATGAAGATGATAATGTCCCAATTAATGTGTTCATTGCAAGGGACCATCATCACAACGATAAATACTTTCAAAGCATTCGTGAAAATCAATCTATTCAAGCAGATGTAATTGGTGTGCGATTTGAATTAAATGACCCTTATATTTGTATTATTGGTGAATTAAGAAAAGAAAAAATGAACTATAAAGAATTGAAGGGAGGGGATAATTCAGAAGAATCCTTGATGTTGCCAAATTTTGACCCTTAACCTGGATAAATCACTTTGTAAAAAAACATATAAATATATATTTTTTTATTCACATAATATTACTCCGTAAATGTCAAATGAAAAAAATAACACCGATATCAAACATTTAGAAACATTAAAATCCCGTATTGAGAAATTAGAACAACACCATCACATTGAAATCCTACGTATTATTACAGAAAGTAAGGTTAAGTTAAGTGAAAATAAGAGTGGTGTCTTTATCAATATGTCTTTTTTACCCGAACCCTTAATTAAAGATATTGAAAAATACTTGGAATATATTGACGAACAAAAAACCTCACTGAAAACAGTTGAATACCAGAAGGAGGAGTTCAAAAAATCATTCTTTGACGAAAAAGAAGATAAAGACAGCGTGCCTATATCATATAACTCTATTATATGACCGTGATTGCTGATAAAATATTTTATTGTTATTCCAAAAACAATAATGTATGCGATTTAATTTCACAATTGAACGAACAAATGCTACACGATACCATTGAAAATGAAAAACATATGACTATTATACCTATTGTTAAAAAAGAACAGCCCATTGTTAATAATAATCCTATATCTTCAAATGAAAAAAAGATCGATTCCCAAATACAAAATACGCCTGTGTTACCATATATTACTCCCAAACAGCGTGATACCTTATTCTGGTCCCTCTTTATTGGACAATATGGATACATAGATTATGATAGGATAACCTTTAATGAAGGAGTAAAAAAATTAGAAGTTCATCAAAAAATAGTGGATACATTGAGGCAAAATCCTACTCGTTGGAAACAAGTTAATCAAAAAATTACAAAAGTAGCAATAGAGGAAGTTTACTCTGACTTATTAACCAATATAAAAAAGAGTGCTTTGGATAACATTCTAGCTTACGCGTGCTACTTCCAAAAAAATATTTTTATTGTCCATATGCAGCAAAAAAGTTATTGGGATATTCAGTATGAGGAAGCTAACGAAACTATTGTCCTACATTTGGATAGTGACAACTGTTTTCATATTCAACCAGAGTGTTCCGTTGAAGAAATACAACAACTAAAAAATAATCGTATAAGTTTAGAAAGTTATAGCAAGCCATTACGCCCACTCTCTTTTTACAAAGTTAATCAGTTACAAGAAATGGCATCTAGCTTACATATGGATTACGCTATGAAGAAACAAGATTTATATGAAAGTATTTTACACCAAATAAAATGGTAAAATTGAAACACTAAAATAAAATATGATTTATCTATATACAGTTAAATCATAATGAGTTCAACAGAAATGAAAGAAGAAAACAAACCCAATGTACCAGAAAAGGCTACCAAACAAGATTTCAATAATATTGTTAAGCAGTATGTAAGCACAAACCCGTATATTAGTAATGGCAACAAAACCAATGAGTTAGAAATCCGTTTTGGAACAAATCACAAATTGAAACGTCCTATTACAAAGAACAATTACGATAATGTGATTCAAAAATTAAATGCTTGTGGTTTCAAAGCGGGGGATACAAAGGGACTACAACTATTGCGTATTCAAAGTGAGTTTCTTGATACAAATGGACGCACTCGTATGTCTAATGTTCGTGCAGAAATTGTTGGTAATGATATGATACAAAAGTATTGTGAAACAAATGATATTTCAAAATTAATTAATATGCCTTCTACTCTATTGAACAAAATCAAATTTACAAAGAAAATGCCTGCCTATGATGAAAAGAATGAACCAATACGTAAAGTTGATATGAACGATTTCAATTTCCGTGTCTCTTTTCAAACAGAACAAGATTTTCATACCAGCACCGCTATTGCTCGTTCTATTACCAGCAAATGGAGAGATAATAAAAAAATTTTCCGGTTAATTAACCGAGTCAGGTTTGAGCATCCACAGTATCCTATATTTGCTGATGTTAGTATTGTAAAAACGTCCAAACGAAATAATTTTATTCCTATTCCTCAATACACTATTCAAGATGCAGGCGTATTGGACAATGTAGAACTATATGAAATTGAATTGGAGGTAGATAACGCACGAGTTGGAAATGGCACCCTTTATAATAATCCAGAATTATTGCTACAAGATTTACGAAAGTGTATTCGTTTTGTGTTGTCTGGACTTCAACAAACACCATACCCTATTTCATACTATGAATGTAGTGACATATTGAATGAATACGTTGGTATTGTACACGGAAAAAAAGATGATATTGGAAAAATTACCTCCAAATACTTTGTAGGACCTAGTTCATACACATTACAAATGGAGAATATTGTTCCAGAATTAGAAGACTCTGTAACACCAAATATTAGGGTTGATTATACTGTCACAGATAAAGCTGATGGAGACCGTATGTTGTGTTTTGTAAATGGTAAAGGAAAGATTTACTTTATAGATACAAATATGAATGTTAGATTCTCTGGTGCTATTACAAAAACGAAAACATTGTTTTCTAGTATACTAGATGGTGAATATATCAAGAAAGATAAACACGGTAAGGAGATTAACGTATATGCTGCATTTGATGTTTATTGTATTGATAAAAAATCCACACGTAAGCTTCCATTTTATAGTAAAGAAAAAGAAGTATCTGATGGAGATGAGGGCGAGATTATTGAAACTGAATCACGTTATTTGAAATTGGGTGACTTTATTCAAAAGCTAGATGCGATTTCCATTTTGGATAAATCGCACGACCAAGAGGTGAAACCTGATAAAAAACAAATGTCTTCTGGGGTTCGTTTTCAAATCAAAGAATTTGAAGCAACGTCAGATATTAATGACATATTTAAGTGCTGTAATAACGTATTATCAAGAGTAAATGACGGTCGGTTTGAGTATGAAACAGATGGACTTATCTTTACTCCTGCTTACTTGCCAGTAGGCGGGACGATGGAAGATGGAGAACCAGGACCTCTATATAAATCTACGTGGGACTTCTCATTCAAGTGGAAACCTCCACAATATAACACTATTGATTTCTTGGTTTCTATACAAAAGGATACTAATAATCAAGACAAAATATATAATGTGTTTGAAGACGGAAGACAAACCCAATCTGGTAATCCTGTTACACAATACAAAACTCTTATCCTACATTGTGGATATGACCAATCTAAACACGGTTATTTAAATCCTTGTGCTCAAATAATTCAAGGTGATTTACCAAATGAAAGTAATTATGATGACCGGGATGGATACAAACCGGTTCCTTTCCAACCAACAAATCCATCTATGGTTAATGCTCATTTGTGTAACATAGAATTAAAAACACACGATGGTTATTCTGTTATCACTACAGAAGATGGTGAATACTTTGAAGAAAATATGATTGTAGAATTCAAATATGTACACGAAAATAAAGAACAATGGAAATGGGTCCCTATTCGTGTGCGTCACGATAAAACAGCTGAATTGAAGGCTGGTTTGAGGAACTATGGTAACGCATACCACGTTGCTAATAGTAATTGGCATACCATTCATCACCCTATTACAGAAGAAATGATAACGACTGGAAACAATATCCCAGAATATCTAGAAGACACCGAAGTGTATTATCGTAATACAAAGGTTGAAACACAAACTCGTTCTTTGCGCGATTTCCATAACTTGTATGTTAAAAAGAAGTTGATTATGGGAGTATCAAACCAGAAAGATAATTTAATTGATTATGCCGTTGGAAAGGCAGGTGATTTACCAAAATGGATTCGTAGCAAATTGAACTTTGTGTTTGGAATTGATGTTTCACGTGATAATATACATAATTCTATTGATGGTGCGTGTGCTCGTTACTTGAACAACCGCAAGAAATATAATAAAATGCCATACGCATTATTCGTTCATGGAAACAGTGGGGCACGTATTCGCGATGGAACTGCTATGAATAGTGAGCGTGATAAACAAACTACACAGGCTGTATTTGGTGTTGGTCCAAAAGATAAGAATGTTTTAGGTGCCGGTGTATATCCGCATTACGCCATTGGTGAAGATGGATTCAATGTAAGTTCTTGTCAATTTGCTATTCACTACTTCTTTGAAAACAAAAACACCTTACACGGTTTTATGCGAAATTTGAGTGAATGCACAAAATTAGATGGTTACTTTATTGCAACAACTTATGACGGTGACACAGTATTTAACTTATTACAAGATAAACAAAAAGATGAAAGTGTTGTTTTCAAGAAAAATAATAATAAGGTTTATGAAATTGTAAAATTATATGACCAAACAGGACTCCCGAAAGATGAAGAAAGTTTGAACTATACTATTGGTATTTATCAAGAAAGTATTAATAAAGTATTCCAAGAATATTTGGTTCAGTATGAATTCTTTGTTCGCACTATGGAAAATTATGGATTTGTATTAATACCTGATGAAGACGCAAAACATATGGGATTACCTCACGGAAGTGGCATGTTTTCTGAATTGTATTCTCAAATGGAAGAAGAAGTAAAAGAACATCCCGAAAAGGCATCAGATTATGCAAAAGCGTTGAATATGAATGAGATTGAAAAGAAAATATCGTTTATGAATCGGTATTATGTGTTTAAGAAAATGAACAATGTGAATATTGATAAGATAGAAAAGGTTGTATCTATTATTCCAAATAACTTCTACGATGAAGAACAAGAAATGCCTAATGAAAATATAGAAACACCAGAATTTCCAGGAACCCCTGGTGGAACTCCACCCGCTATTCAAATCCAACGCGCAAAGGAAGCCAAAGAAAAAGAACAAAATAAAACTGATGAGCCGAATGAATTAAAACAAATTAAGAAAAAAAAAGAAAGCATTGTAATAGGTGAAGACTAAATCAATAACAATTATGAAACAGTATAAAATTAGCACTTGTAATATTATAATCAGTGTAAATAATAATTCGTATGACATATTATTTATTACCCAAAACAAATATTTTTTCATTCATGTATATAGACTTTGTAGATGACATGGAACAACCCACAAATATTATATCATATTCCCAAACCCACTATGTATATGAACTGAAACAGCGTATTGAATTAATGGAAAAGGACTGGGACATTTTCAAAAAATATACAAATCCATATGAATATATTCATACAAATATCCCTTTGAAAAATTACTGTGTTGCTTCTTATAGTCCACTGTCCCGGTCTTATTTCAAAATGATAGAAGTTTTACACACATTCAAGATACACGATGTTCCCAAAGATATCCGTAGTTTCCACCTAGCGGAAGGTCCAGGTGGGTTTATTGAGGCATTGTGTAATACTCGTAAAAATCCACGCGATACGTATTATGGGATGACAATTGCTAGTGATATGAACGACCCAAACGTTCCAGGATGGAAAAAGACAAAAAATTACTTACAGCAAAATAAAAATATCTATTTGGAATACGGAAGCGATAATAGTGGCGATATTTTAAATATTGACAATTTTGTTTATGTATGTGAAAAATATGGTTCTTCTATGGATATTGTAACGGGAGATGGTGGATTTGATTTTTCAGGCGACTTCAATCTACAAGAAGTTAATATTAGTAACCTCTTATTCGCACAAGTTGCGTTCGCCCTTTGCCTACAAAAAAGAGGTGGGTGTTTTGTATTGAAAATATTTGATAGTTTCATGCAACATACAATTGATTTGTTGTATATATTATCTTCATTTTATGAAAAGGTATATATTATGAAACCACATACCAGTAGATACGCCAATTCTGAAAAATATATTATTTGTAAAGGATTTTATCATAGTTCTAATCAACGATTTTTTGGAATATTACATCGCGCATTTGAAAAAATGATACGTCCTGTAAGCAATTCGCCATTGTACACACACCGTTTACTATCTATACCGATTCCTTACTATTTTCATACAAAAATAGAAGAATATAATGCTATATTCGGTCAGCAACAAATTGAAAACATACATTATACGTTACTCTTAATTGATAATAAACATAAACAAGAGAAAATAGAATACTTGATTAAAAATAATATTGAAAAGTGTAAAAAATGGTGTAACAAATATGATGTTCCCGTTCATCGTCTAATAGAAGAAGTCTAATATTTTATTTCTACATGTATTCTTTCATTTGAATACATGTATTGCTATTTTACTTAACCACCACGAATAGTTACTTTGCGACATTGTTTGTAATTTCCTGTTGAGTCTACGGTTGGGACACTTGGAACATTATACCCATATTTTTCTTTCTCCGTATATCCATTAGATGGGACTCCATATGCTAATGCATTTGCTACGTGTAACCCATAAGAACTTGTATATGAACTCGCAGCTGTTGTAATGGTGTTGTATTTCTTTCGGGTAACTAATGAACTGGATGATACAGCACCTTGTTGTGCGAACTGATAATTGTTTGGTTTATAAGTTAGTGTAGGGTAACGCGAGTTAAATGATGTTGTTGCGTTAGAAGTGAATGTGCGGACATTTACAGTTTCACCACTAGCCGCATCCGTTGCCGCATTTGCGTCAGTAGGGAAGGATAGACTTGTATCAGTGAAACTAAAACCTAATGCATTTGTAAAATCGCTGTTTTTGAACAAGATGATACGAGGACTCTCAATACCACTTGCGTCCAAAGGAGTGTCCCAAGAAGGGTCAATGATTGTATCATTTTCACCTAATTCAACTGCTTTCACATAAAAGTTAGCATTCACGTAACTTTCTGCGATTGCTGTGGTTTGTATCTTCGTAGTATTTGTTAGGTTGTCCAATTTGAATTCCAATAAATGGTCCTTGGTTTGGTTATCTGGTTTTGTATAATAGTGATAGTTATTTGCCATTGTAGAAAATAGCACATTATTAATATCTCCCAAATCATAGTACCCAGCTGAAATGTCTACAGTAAAGATTGTGTCTACAGCGTCCTCCTGTAAATCCTCAAACCATTGGTATTGGAAACTAGTATCAGAAGCAAAATAATGCTTTTTACATACTGAATTACCACTCGTATTTGGTTTATATAAATTACTTACAGAAAGAGCACTTCCTGGGGTTGCTGTTGAATCACCAAATTGGATGTAATTATATTGATTCTGTTCAAAACTACGACTTCTGCTATTCAAATATTGCTTATTATTGGTATAATAATTTACCTTGTTATTACCAGTATCGTATTTACGACGAACCATTCCACTGCTTCTTACACGTGCACGAGCATTTGATTCTGGCGTTCCTACTACACATTGTGTAGCTGTAAAATTACCTGGGATATCACTACGGTTACTTGTTAAATTGTTATCTAATGTATTTACTAAACCTCCACAAGAAGATGCGCTTGAATTTACAATAGAACTACCAGGCGTTTCCATTAAAGATATTGATGCAGATATGTTACTGTTACAAGATACGTCATTTGTTACCAATTCACGTCTATATATTTTTAAAGGGGGTGGTAGAAAAAATAATCGTTTATTATCTCCCATAGTTGGATTATTCTTTGTTATTGAACTAGTAATTTGAGACAATGTTTGTCCTTTCCAAGAAATAATGGGTTGATGCGCTTGAGTAAATATTTCATTCATTTTTATAATAATATAATAAATAACTATATTTTTTTATGAATCTAATCATATGTTATTACAAAACGTAATAAACATTAAATACTATATACAATAGCGAATGAATATATTAATTAATCATTTTCAATTTGACACCAATAACACATTTTTCATGGACAAAAAGAAGAATATCATTGTCAATGGTAGTTTTTCTAGGCTACTTTATTCTAACTCTTTTTTTGTCATGAATGGACTCCATTTTGAGTTTCCTATTTTAGATTATCGTATTGTTAATAATAACCAGCATAGTGAGCTTATTTTTTCCCCCCATAAAGATACCAATATGTCCTATGTAAGCGACTTTGTTAAAATAGAAAATTCATTGCTTACAAACTATAATATGATTTATAGAACAAATAAATCTTTTTCGAATGTATTATCAAAACAGTTAAATTCTGGAAATATGAAACTTTACCGTAATTTACAGAAGAAAAAAATTCAACCTCAACAGCTAGTTATCAAAATATCCGGCATTTGGGAAACAGATAATGAAATTGGATTAGCTACTAAATTGCTATGCTATTAAATACTTTGTCTTCTATACTATTAATACAATAGTATAGATTTATACCAAATTTATTATAATGCCATCTTCATTGAACCTCCTCGTTTTTTTCCAAATGGACGATTCCCTTTTCGTGCATCATAGTCTATCAAGTCTTCTGGATTATTTGGATTCTCTACATCAAACGCTGTTACATCAACAAATCCGTTTTTCTCATTCACGGTGTATTTCAAATTATGAACGTTGCGAATACCTGCCGGCGTGTTTGCCATATAAGCATCATATTCCTTACGATTGATGATTCTGTGAAATCCATCCTTCATCTGTAAAATATTCTTATCGTGAATTGGGTAAAACTGTTGATAGTTTATACGCAGTCCTGCTGCTTCCACTCGTTTCTTCAATAAATTATCTTCATATCCCCACGCCCAGAAGTTTGGAAATCCATTAGATTTTTCAAAATCACCCGCCTTTATGGATACTATTCCACCTAGTGCGAACTTATACCCATAAAAATGTTTTACCACCCCGGTTGTTGTATTATAGTTCAAAAAATTCTTTGTGTAAGGCATCGTATCTACATCATTAAATACCAATGTAATATCTTTATAGTATTTTGGATATTTGTCTTTCACCATTAAAAATCCAATATTTTTCATCCCACCACGATTAAATGTTCGCTTATCATTTTGATGAATATAATAGATTTTGTAGCTCTTTGAATCGTGGTCCTCCATAATTCTTTTCATATGGTTTGCGAAAAATTCTTGGTGTTGTTGTCTATTCCTATATGGGACAATGAATATTAATTTGGGAATAGAATCTATTTCTTCTTTTAATTTAGCTGCCTTTTCCTCCTCTGCTTTTTTCTTGGCTGCGGCTTCATCTTCAATCTTCTTCTTTGCGGCTGCGGCTTCATCTTCAATCTTTTTCTTTGCTGCTGCCTCCTCGTCTGCTTTTTTCTTTGCTGCTTCTTCTTCTGCCTTCTTCTTTGCTGCCTCCTCGTCTGCTTTTTTCTTTGCTGCTTCTTCTTCTGCCTTCTTCTTTGCTGCTTCTTCTTCTGCTTTCTTTTTTATTGCTGCCTCTTCTTCTGCCTTCTTCTTTGCTGCTGCTTCATCTTCTGCCTTCTTCTTTGCTACAATAGCTGCCTGTTCCTGTGTTTGTTTTTTTTTTAATTCTTCCATCTTTTTTGCAATATAATCTTCCATTTTTATTATCTATATATTCAATCTATAAAAAAGATTTTGTTATTCTTACTAAAATGAATTGACTTGTTATTTATTATATTTTTGTAATATTATATTTGGAATTAATTGTTGTGGGTGCGAGTCCAATTTTTTGAAACATTTATTTATAGTTACTTCACTTATGTCACAATTCTGTTTAATATCTAATTTTGAAATTTTTTGGTTACAACGGACCCCTACAAAGTAAATAATCCCTGCAGCAATTGCTTGTGGAATATTGTCCGTAATAATGTGTTGTTTTGATACTTTGGACGTTACAAATTTTGCTACTTGTATTAACTCTTCATTGAAGTTTAGCTTACTACAGTATCTATCAATAAATGAACTTGGTTGAATTGTTGCTAATTGTGTTTGTTGTGATGAATTTACACTGCGTTCTATATTATGAAGGATATTCACTGCCATTGAACACCCATTTGTAGCGTCTGATTTGTCTAACTTGAATATTTCTGCTATTTCATATGGCGAACGGGGACAACCATTTAATCGACAAGATAGATATATAGAAGCTGCTTTTATGCCATCTCGGTTCACACCCCTAAACATCTTCTGTTCAGAAATATCTTTATGAATTACCATCGCATGGTCTATAAATATGCGAGGAATATTCGCATTCAATGCCATTGTTGTAATAAACTGAAACTCATCATATAATGCCTTTTCACGGTGTGGCATTGATTGCCATTCTGTCCATTTACGAATACGCTTCATTTGATAAGACGATTTCGTTGTGGAAAGAACTTTACATCCAAATGATGACTCCACCAATAATGGATTTATTGGATTACCACACCGTGACGGGTCTTTTGATTGTCTATCCTCTGCACCATAAAATCGCCACTCTGGCGAATAATCAAGACTTCCTTCCTGTAACGTTGCACAATTTACATTAGAACATATAGACATCTTGTCTTCTGTTAGCATTACTTGAGAATTACATTTTGTACATAATTCACTGTTTCGTGAATATACAATATGTGGTTCTTCTTCTGATTTCTTACTCTCTTTATCATTATCGTTATCAACAACCAAGTCTTTCTTATCTATATCAAAGATCGACCACAATTTATTCTTTTGATGTTTAGATAATTCTTGCTTTTTCTTTTGAGTTTTTTTGAATTTTGTTTTTGCTTGTTTTTCTATATCTCCTTGTTTTTCAACATTACTTATCATAATTGAATACTGTGGAGATATAGTAGGACAAGGATTTATTGTTTCAGGTTGAACGCGGTCATTCATTTTATTGTAACAAATACATTCTATTTAGTTTCAATTTTTTGTCACGATTATATAGAGTATAGAATGACAAATAAAAAGAAATCTGTGAAAACCCAAAAGAAGAAAACACCCCAAAAAATGTTCCCTTATCGTAAACGCGGAGATAAAAAGGGTAAGCAAAACAAAACATCAAAAAACAGCATTCGTGGAGGGGATACTACCACTGTGGAAAAGCCCAAAAAGTCACGTATAGACAAACTTTATGAAAAGGATACTATACCTGAATTGCCTGATGCTGTGATGGATAA